CTAATATACTTGACGTATATAAACAGACCCGAATACTACTAATGCCGAGTGCTTATGAGAGTTGGGGTATGACTGCTACTGAGGCGATGTGCTGCGGCATACCAGTTATCAGCAGCGAGGCTGAAGGATTAAAGGAGAATTGTGGCAAGGCAGGTATATTTATAAAGGACCGCAATGATATTAAAAGCTGGGTTAACGAGATTAATAAATTGGATGATGCCAAAGCGTATGCAGCAGCATCAAGAAAAGTCAAAGCGAGAGGAAGAGAGCATGATCCGAGAAAAGCGCTTGATGAATTTGAGACCTGGTTCAGAGAAAATGTTAATAGATACAACAATTAAGTATGGCGATATATATAGACGGGATAACAGTGATTGCTGATGCGGTTGTTGAACCCGTGAGTCGCACCGATGCAAAAAATTGGATGCGCATAACAGATTATACTTCTGACGATACTTTGATTGATGAGCTTATCACATCTGCAAGGAAGCACATTGAAAAGCTAACAGGCTTGTCATTGGCTAACAAGAAGCTAAAGGCTTATGTTGACTTGACGGGTGAGGTTCCTGCGGTATGGATGGTAGATGTTCCTTACGGACCATTACTTTGCGTTGATGAGATAAGATACAAGATAGGATTGAATAGTTGGGATGTGCTTGAGAACAATGTCGAGTACGAGAAGATAGGAGGCAAGTTATGGTTTTACGCTGCTGGTACTTATGAGATAACTTACCAAGCGGGGTATGGAGACCTACCTGCTGATCTCGAGAACGATATACTAACTCTTGTTGCGTGGATGTATGAAAACAGAGGTAAGAAGTTCCAAAAGAGTGATGCAATAAAAGATTATCCTAATTGGGATGGATTAAATTATCATCAGTATAAAAAGGTTGTGATATAATGGCTAAAGGCATTAGCATAAAAGGTATTGAAAGAGCTATCAGAGGTATAGAAAAGCAAATAAATAATCGCGTAGATAAAATTGATGCTGCTATGCAAGATAGTGTTGATACTATGGCTAATGAAGCTAAGTCATTAGTGCCAGTTTATACAGGATTATTGAGAAGCAAGATATTTGCAAATAAATTAGATAAATTAAAATATCAATTACTTGCAGATACACCTTATGCAGCTTATATAGAATTTGGAACAAGAAACACATCTGTTGCTGAAAATTTATCAGATTACTGGAAAAAAATAGCAGAGCAATACAAAGTTACTAATCCAAAAAAATTGACAAATACTGAAGCAGCGCAATATTTTTATATAAGTGTAAATAAAAACTTTCCTAAACTTAAAGATAAAATAAGCAAAATAGTTAAGTAGATGCTTGATACCGCAAATAGTGTTAGGTCAATATATGTGTCTACTCTTAATGGGCATATAACTTACAATGGCAAGAACGTGCCAGTGTATGGACAAACACCATTTAGCACAACTCCGCAGATGTTTGTCATTATTGGCAACATAACAGAGGTAAGCGATAATACTAACCATTCTTTCGGGAATGATGTGGAGGTGGTTATAGACATTTATAGTGAGCAGTATATGGTTTACGATAATAGTATTGTAGACAATATTGCTTCACAAATATTAAATTTGCTAATACCTACACCAAATGTAAACGGATTTAGTGATGCGAATTTTTTAGTTTATCCAACTGCAAGAACAAGTTCAAGATACTTGTCTGAGGTGGATGGGCAAAATTTCTTCGCAAGAAAAATAATAACAATAAGTAATTTAGTTAATCAAAAATAAAATAAAACAATGGCACAAATTTTAGGATCTACACAAAACGTAGAAATCGATGTAGCTGGTGGCACATCATACAAAAACCTTGTTTGCTTGAGGACATCTTCAGTTAATACAACTATGGATGCAACAACCGAGCAAACTAACTGCGGAGTTTTGACTTCTCCTTCAGAGCCTCAAATGTCTACCGACTTTGATGCAATCTGTGAGACTGCACCAACTGTTTCTCAAGTATCTTACGAAGATTTATTGGCTGCAATGGTAAACAAAACTTTGGTTGCGGTAAGAGTTCAAAACCCAGTTGTTAGTGGTTCTTCAGCAGGTGCTGCTTACTACCACGCATTTAGCGGATACATCACTGATCTTACTTTAAATCAATCTTCTACTGAATTTATCAACTTCTCAGGTACTATTCAATCAAGTGGTGCTTTGGATGTTGTTGCTTAAACTAACTTATGAACTATACTACTATTACTATTAACGACCAAAAGGTCGGACTTAAATTTGGGATGGCTTCGTTTAGGTATGTAGCCGATAAACTAAAAGACGGAATAACTTTTGAGAATGGAGAGATAAATGAGATTGGCATTGCTCATCTTGTTTATAGTGGTTATTACAATAACTGCCTTGTCAAAGGAGTCTTACCCGAAATAACTTTTGAAACTTTACTTGATTATATTGAAGCTAACATAATGAAACAAGATTTCATTGATGAGCTTAAAGAGATAATTAAAGTTTGGGGAGATAGCGACATGATTAAAAATAATGTCGCAGCTTCTGAAACTACTGATGAGTCAGCAAAAAAAAAGAGTTCACGTGGGAGGAAATAGAAGCGTTTGCCTTTGGTGAATTGTGTTTGCTTCCACGTGATTTCTACGACATGAGTCCAAGACATTTCTCTCTAATGATACAAGGTCACCAAGAGAAAAAAGTAGATACTTATAAGCAAACAAGACTACTCATGTTTACAATGGTAAGGTTAATGGGTGATCCTAAAACCGCACCTAAAACACCTGAGGCTTTGTGGGAGTTACCAGGTGATGAACAAGAAAAGCCAACTGACGAGGAATATAGAGAAGTCTTTAACAGATTAACAAAATGGCAGAAAACAATAGTCCCTTAAGTATAGTTATAGATGCTGACATTAGTAAGCTACAAAAGGCTATATCTAATGTTAGGGAATCTATTGGACAGATATCTTCTGATTTAAAAAATACAAATTTAGGCGATTTTGGTAAAGGCTTAGAGCAATCTTTAACTGAGGTTAATGCAAGATTAGATCAATTAGAAGGTAGTTTAAAAAAGACTTCTACAACTGCTAAAACATTTACAACTGGCACTAAGGATGCAAGAACTGCATTAACATCTTTATCATTAGTTGCTCAAGACGCACCATTTGGATTTATTGCTATACAGAACAACTTACCTGCACTATTACAAACATTTGGGGATTTAACAAAAACATCTAACGGCTTAAAAGGAGCTTTATCTCAAATAGGTACTGCACTTGTCGGACCTGCTGGTTTATTTTTAGCTTATAGTGCAATAATTTCAGTTACTACTGTTCTTGTACAAAAATATGGTTCTTTAGGTAATGCTATTTCTGCAATAATTGGCGGTAATGAACAATTATCGGTTAGTATTGCAAACGTAAATAAAGAATATGCTAATTATATAAAAAATTTAGATAGTTTAGAATTATCAGTAAGAAAATCAGCAGCGCAAGAATCTGGTAAGATACAAACATTATCAATACTTACAAAAACTGTTACAGATTTATCAAAATCAGAAAGTGTTAGGTCTAATGCATTAAATCAATTAAAAGAATTTGATAAAGACTATTATGGTCAATTTACTACTGCAACATTAAATGCAGATGAATTAAGAGCAGCAACAGATAGATTAACACAATCAATAATTGCTCAAGCTCAAGCAAGAGGATTAGAAAATAGAATATCAAAAATTACTGAGCAAATAGAAGAATTAACATTTGCTCAAGAAGAACTTGCTCCAGAATTTACAAAAACAAGCAAAAATTTAACAAATTCATTAGATGAGGTATCAAGAGCTACATTTCAGCCAGGTGGCGTAGGTGTTCCTTTTTTAGCAGATTTATTTCAATTAAATCAAGTAACTAATCAGCTTAGTGAAGGTGATACAAAAATAAATACTGAATTAGATAAATTACAAAAAACTAAAGATAAGCTTGAGAAAACATTAGATCAAATTATTAGTGTTGGCAAAAAAGGTGGCGGAGGTACAGGAAAAGATTCAAGCATAGGACAAATAGTAGAAGGAATTAGTGGAGAAGGAGTTATAACTACAAATACT